AATCTACCCGAAGAAGACATTACCTTAGATCCAGAATGGATCGAAGAGCAGGTAGACCGACTAGCCGCCTGGGAGTACTTGAATCGCTACGTAAAGCATGAATTAGACCAACCAATGCGTCCACAGGAATTATGTGATAGAATTGGAGTTCACAAAGGTTACATCCACGAGATGGCTAAATCTGTTAGAAGAAAACTAAATGCAAAATAAATCTACTTTCGAGGCTTTAACATATGTTGACGCATCTCCAGACATCGCTGCTTTACGCAACGCATATGATGAAACAGTAAACGAACTGGAGGCATACTTTGATTTGTGCCGTACTAGTTATGACGACCGCCGCAACTGGTGGCCAGGCAAGAGCCGAGATCACCGCAAGCACGGTGCAGATGCATTTCCTTGGGAGGGAGCATCAGACACGGAGAGCCACGTGATCGACGAGCGTATTACACGGCTAGTTTCTTTGTTTATGTCTTCCCTGAATCGTTCAAACATTCGGGCGTACCCAGTGGAATCCAATGACATTTCCCGTGCAGAAATTGTTTCATCCTTTTTAAAGTGGATGACTACTAGCGGATATATTCCACGATATAAGCGTGAAATGGAACTAGGTGCCAACTATTTGCTAGAGCGAGGCCTTCTTATTACTTATGTAGGCTGGCACTCAGAGGACCGTCAGTTCCTACAGAAGCTCACCTTAGAGCAGATTGCGGAACTAGACCCAAATATTTTTGGTGCTGTGCAGTCAGGAGAAAAAGACGACGAGCTAGTACTTATTTTACAAAACATCTTTGAAGGAGTAACTGAAAAGCGAGCGAAGAAAGCACTTAAAGAACTTCGGGATAAAGGGGAAGCGGAGCTTCCTGTTGTTCGTCGACAGGTTAATGCACCAGAAATTAAGACACTAGCCCCAGACGGGGACTTCTTTTTCCCTCCGTATGTAACAGATCCACAGCGAGCACCTTACTGCTTCTGGAAGACTTACTATACAGCTCAAGAGCTTGAGAATAAGGTAGCAACAGCAGGCTGGGACGCTGACTTTGTTGACTACGTGATCGAGCACTACCGAGGGGTAAACATTGATAGCATTGAAAGAGAACAGGAAGGCCGCCGCAGTACAAGCTTGACCGATAACGCTTACGAAGCAAACGAACTAATAGAAATCGTGTATGCGTACCAGCGGCTGGTCGACCCTGAAGATGGAGCAGAAGGTATTTACTGCACAGTATTCCACAAGGAATACGATGGAGGTAACGGAGAGGCACCATCCTTTGCAAAGCGTGAACTGCTTAACGGGTACGAAGACTATCCAGTTGTAGTCACTAAGCTGTCTGAAGACAGCAAGCGTCTCTACGATACGACTACTGTACCTGACTTACTACGTGGTATCCAGAATCAAGTAAAGGTAGAGCGGGACTCCCGCATTGACCGAAACAGCCTAGCTACATTACCCCCTATTCTGCATCCAGTAGGACAGGCACCTAGTGACTGGGGTCCAGGCCGTATGATTCCTTATCGCCGCAAGGGTGACCTAGACTTTGCGCCTACGCCTGCATTCAACCAGGGTTCAATAGAAATGGAAGTCAATCAGTCTACTCAGGCGGACCGCCTGGTAGGACTAGACGAGGACTCACAGATCTCTAGTATTCGCAAGCAGTTCCTCGTGGACAAGTTCCTGCAGCACAATGCAGAGGTTATGCGTATGGCCTACCGCTGCTTCCAACGTTTTGGACCTGACGAGATCTTCTTCCGTGTAACTGGTATCCCTGACCCGCAGGTTATGGACCGAGGTGACGCTGACGCTAACTTTGATATTACGATTAACTACGACGTACTGAATACAGATCCTAAGTCACAGGAAGTTAAACTGGCTCAAATGACCCAGCTTATCCAACTGGACCGCAATGGCCGTATTGACGTTGACAAATTAATTGCTGTACTCGCAGGATCTATTGATCCTATCCTTGCGGACTCTGTGCTATCACCAGTAGAAGATGCCCAGCAGCAGGTAGTCAAAGATGTAACTGACGACCTGACTAAGATCTATGCAGGCATTGAAATGCCAGCCCGTGCAAGCGGTGGTCAAATTGCAATGCAGGTACTACAGCAGTACGGACAGCAGCCTGACATTCAGCAGAAGCTACAGGAAGACGAAGCCTTTGCTGAACGCTTACAGAAGTACGCAGGTCAATACCAGTTCCAAATGCAACAAATGCAGAACGCTGAGATTGGCCGTATAGGTACTACCCCTGCACAAATGGGGGAAGTACAAACTCAAGCAATGCCTCAATACTAATATGGAAAAGCCAACAATCGAACAAGACATAGAGCACCTGCAGCGGCACGATCAGTTCCAACGCTTCATTGAATTAATCAATGACTTACGTGAAGAGTGCATCGGAGAGATGCACGATGCTCCAACTGACAAGATCCAGCAGCTATCAGGGCGTATCCTTAGTTACGATCAGATCCTGACAATGTCTACTTGGGGGCAACCTTCGGTTGCCGAATAATTTCATAGCACGCATTTCGTGTGCTATAATGCACAACATAGCTGTCGCTCGGCGTTGAAGAGTGGAATTATATGAACAACGAAGTCACAACGGGAAACGCTGAACCCGAAAACTCTACAGCGGAAAAGACAAATATAACAGCGGAAGATTTTGCGATCCAACGCTTAGGGCAGCCAACCCCTGAACCAGAGGAGCAAGAAGCTCCTGAAGTTGAGGAAGAGGTAGCCGACGAAATTGCTACTGAAGAAGTAGAAGACACTGAGGAATCAGACGAGAGTACTGAAGACGAAGAGTCCGAAGCTGAATCAGACGAGCAAGTTCTTTCTCAGATTGATTTAGATGATATGTCCGAAGAGGAACTGCGGGAACTAGCTGACAAGCTAGGCAGCCGTGCAGTAGCCCGCTTTGGAGAACTCACAGCTAAACGTAAGGCAGCAGAAGAAAAGCTACAACAAATTGAAGCTAAAATTTCTGCCGAGCAAAGCAATCCACTGCAACCCAAACAAGAAGTTAAGAACAATCCGTTCGACAGCGTAGACACCCTTGAGGATCTACAAGCTAAGGCAACGGATGCTAGTAACGTTATTGAATGGGCAGAGGACATTATGTTCAATGCAGATGGATATGAAGCTGATGATGTAGTCACAGAAGTCGAAGGCAAGGAGATGACTAAGGCCGATGTCCGCAATGCTTTATTGCAGGCACGTAAAGCCCGTGACAAATTCCTTCCTGCTCGCCTGGAGGAAATCCAAAAGATTGAACAAAGCAAACAAATGCAGGAGCACCTCAGTGCTCAGGCTGAAGCTGAGTTACCTTGGATGACAGGTGAAGACAACGATACACGGCGTGAATACCAGGCCATTATGAGCGACCCCAGGGTCGAAACATTAATGACTAGCCTTCCCGCTGACGTTAAGGCTCAGATGCCATATCTACTAGCGCACGCAGCTAACAGTATCTACGGGCGAAAAGAAGTAAAAAGCGCAAAGCCTAAAGTACGACTTAACGCTTCCAATACTTCTACCCCTAGTGCAGCAAGCTCAGAAAAGCCTGCAAGTCGTGCAAGTAAATCAATCAAGAACTTGAGTACTCAGTTTAAGCAATCAGGAAACAAGAGTGACTTCATTACTCTCAGAACCCTTCAACTACAAAATAGATAATCTAATTAAATTATAAAATATTATGGCATTCTCAAATACATTCGACACCACTAATCCTGGTTCCGCTGTTTCTAATCGTGAAGACCTCACAGATGTACTTACCATCTTGGCTCCCGAAGAAACTCCTGTCCTTTCATCTGCTTCTAAACAGAAGTCAAGTGCTACATTCACTGAGTGGACTGTAGACGTACTTGCTGCTCCTAGCACTGCAGGTGTAGACGAAGGTGCAGACGTATCTTCTTTCACTGACCAGTTCGCTGGCCGTGCTCGCCTTGGTAACTACGTACAAAAGTTCCGCCGCAACTTCAAGGTTTCTGACCTTCAAGAAGCTGTTGACAGCGTAGGCCCAGCTAAGGTTGCACAAGCTGAAGCAAAAGCTATCCGTGAACTCAAGCGTGACATCGAAGCTACACTGATCGGTACACAAGACCGCAGCGTAGAAGACGGTGCTGGTACACCTTACGGCCTTCGTGGTCTTGGTGACTGGATCGACTCTGCTGGTCCCGCTGACGTTCCTGCTAACTTCCGCACTCCTGCTGCTTCGATCTATGACATCAGCACACAAGGTGCCTTCGGTGAAGAAGCTCTTAACGACATGATCTCTTCGATCTACCGCAAGACTGGCAGCTCGAATAACCTTATGCTTGTTGCTGACACTGGCCTTCGTCGCACTATTGCTGACTTCGCTCGTGTATCTGCTGGAGCTACTGAAAACATCCGTAGCGTCAACTACGACGGTAACAAGGCTGAGATTAAACTCTCTGTCGAGCTTTACCAAAGTGACCACGGCATCGTGTCCATCGTCAATATGAACCCAGACACTGCTCCTGCAACTATTGCTGGCGGTACTGACTTCAATGACGGCTACCTCATTAACCCTGAGTACTACGGCGTGCACGAACTGATCCCTATGGGTTCAACTCGTCTGCCTAACGAAGGTGGAGGCGAGCGTGGATTCTGCGATTGCACATTGACCCTCGGCGTATACCACCCGCAGGCTCACGGTAAGATCACTCAGTAATCCTTGCTGAAATTTCGGGGAGCCAGATTTATATTGTCTGGCTCCCTTTTTACCTTTAATTTTAAACAATGGAAATAATCACAAAAGCTCCTACTTATTCTGACGAAGAGGTCAACAAGGCCTTTATGGATGAAATCAAAAACGGATTTGCACTTGAGAAACGGACCGAAGTTAATCGTGTAAACCAGGCTCGTAAAGAAGCTACAGAACAACGAGGAAAGGTGCACCCAGTACTAGGTCGTTGCGTAGCAACTATCCCGCACCGTGAGTACTTCCGACTCATAAAAAAGTACGGACAAGAGACAGTGCACTCCAAAGAGTTCCTGGCTTATTTCCAAAAGAATTTCTCAGACCTTACACCCAACAAACTATAATAAATTATGGCCAACTATCCTACCATTACATATCAAAACTTAGAAGAACGCTTTAAGTCCATTGCTGGACTGGGTTCAATAGAAACAACTGACGCAGCATTTTTGCGTCAAGCAGTTAATCGCCGTATTCGCACAGCGTTTGAACGCTACCCTTGGCCTGACTTTACTGTAATTGGAGAAGCCATTGCAATGGCAACAGGAGACGACAATACAATTCAAACATATGGAACTGGAAAAGATCTAGCCAATGATTCCAATGTAGTGTTTCGGATTCACAAAACTGATCCAACAGATACACGTTATCCAGAAGAATACACATATGTTTCACTTTTAAATTCTGGGGGTTTCCCTTCAGTAAAGATTATTAGCCCGACAGTTCTTGACGGTGTTAATGTATACGCAACCTATCGTAAAGATCTTGAAGCAGTTATTGCTGACGGTGGCACTTATACATCGGGTAGCTACGGCGACGAAGCCAATGATAATCCAAACATCCCATATCAGTTCTTTGAGTACTGCGCTTTTGGTGCTTACGCAGATTTCCTACGTGGTGATGGACAGACTGACAAAGCTCAAGTAGAGGATCAAAATTCTGAAATAATTCTTGTTTCTGAAATTGACAAGGTACGTAACCAAAGCCGTCAGTTTCGTCACGATGTATTGCAGTATCGTCCAAGAACCCAGTTCGCTCGTCACAACGTACAAGCGGGCGGAACACCGTTAAACAAACCAGAAACACTACTGAACAATAACGTACAGTAATGCCATCTAACGCTACATTTCTTGAGGTTAAAAATGCTTTTCAGTCCATTGCTGGGCTGGAAAGCTTAACCGCTGCTGACGAGTTCTTTTTAACGAGTTCTTTGAATCGTGCGGTCTACCGTGCCTACAATGAATCAGATAGCTGGCCACGTTATTTAGTGGTGGGTGAGTCCAGATTGATTATAACAGACCCAGCAGCAACAGTTCCATACGCAGAAGCATCCAAAGAAACTATTGGTGAGTTCTTACGTGTGCATAAAACTAAGCCGTTCCTGAGTAATTCTGCTTTAGAATTTGAGTTCTATGTGGATTCCGTTGGAGCACATATACTTAACTTAACTACATCGGATAGCACTTCAGTATTTGTAACTTACAAAAAAGAACTACAAGCTAACTTTACCCCAGATAGTACAGATATTCCAGCAGAGTTCGTTGATTATATTATCTATACTGCACTTACTGATTTTTATACTGGAGATGGTCAAACTGAAAAAGCAGCAGTAGCTGCTTCTCAAGCTAAAATGATGCTTGATATAGAACTACTTCGTTTAGATAAAAAATCAAACAACAATACAATTAACAAAAAGTTTTCAACTTACGTAAACCGTCAATCCAGGTAGCAAGTATGCTATAATATCACTATGAGTTCATCCAGAAACAATACCCTAGAATTTTCCTCAGTTGGATCCGAAGTACTTGACGCAGGTGACTCCGTTACAGGCAAACGCTACGGAGCCATCCAGGTTATCACTGACGCTAACTTTGGTACCCTTAGTGCTGACAATGTTGACCAGTCCTCTGCTGTACTTACAGGAGTAGGCATTGGAGCAGGGACCATCCTTTATGGTCAGTTCAATGCAGTAGCTGTAACAAGCGGTCTAGTAATCTGCCACAAGTACTAGTATGTTCCTAAGCCAAAAGGGTTCTCTTGGTCGTAACCCTATGATCAATAGGGTGGGTCAACGGCTCCTTCAGTTATTTGAAGGGGCTTCTGCTGCGTACAGCCTACGTGACCTAGCAAGTAACATTGCTTCAGTTGTCCGTGTACGACGTGCAAGCGATAACTCCGAGAAGGACTTCTCAGCTGCTGACGTATCCTCTGGTGCAATGACACAGTGGGTCAATGCTCAAATAGTACCACCACTGGATGTCCGTGAACTGGTGGACGGAGAACGCACAGGTGACCTTGTAGAGGCTGCTGCTGCCTACAGCCTACGTAACCTTAGTGCAAGCTATACGGGGAATGTCGTGGACGTAAGACGCTCTAGCGACGACGCAGTGCAATCCTTTACTGCGGCTGAGGTTGCTGATGGGACGCTTGAGGATTGGGTTACGG